GATAGATATTGCATACTACTATTTACTCGATATCAATATTACCAAAAGATAAAAATATCTTATAATTCCACTTGAAAGATAAATAATATGAGCGTATAATATAGAAGTGTTATACGTTTTATAGCACACATTATGGCAAACAATGACAAACATATAGGAGAAACATCATGGCTACATCATTGGCAGAAATAAGAGCAAAGTTACAAGCAACAGAAAACCGTGGAACAGGCGGTAATTCACAAGGTGGTGGCGATAACGCTATCTACGCACATTGGAATATTAAAGAAGGCGACACTGCTCGTTTAAGATTCCTTCCAGACGCAAACACAGATAACACATTCTTTTGGGTTGAACGTAATATGATCAACTTATCATTTGCTGGCATTAAAGGATCAGCAGATAGTAAACCAGTGACTGTGCAAGTTCCTTGTACTGAAATGTGGGGTGATCCGTGTCCAATACTAGCAGAAGTTAGAACTTGGTTCAAAGATCCTAGTTTAGAAGATATGGGTCGTAAGTATTGGAAGAAAAAATCTTACTTATTCCAAGGGTTTGTAAGAGAAAATCCAATAACAGATGATCAAACACCTGAGAATCCGATTCGTAGATTTATTATTAGTCCACAGATCTTTAACTTGATCAAGGCGGCACTATTAGATCCAGAACTAGAAAACTTACCAACAGACTATCAAGGTGGTTTAGACTTTATTATTACTAAAACATCAAAAGGTGGTTATGCTGATTATTCTACTTCAAAATGGTCACGTAAAGAGTCAGCATTAGATGCTACTGAAAACGGTGCAGTTGAAGCACATGGCCTACATAACTTAGGTGATTTTCTTCCTAAGAAACCGGGCGAAGCTGAATTAAAAGTAATGAAAGAAATGTTTGAAGCATCAGTAGACGGACAAGCATATGATGCTGAGCGTTGGGGTAACTACTACAGACCAAGAGGTCAGTTTAACTTACCTGCAACAGCGGCTACAAATGCATCTGCGACGCCAGCGGCACAACCTGCGACACCAGCACCTACAGCAGAAGCAACACCAGCTCCGGCAGTAGAAGCTCCAAAAGCAGAGCCAGTGGCAGAAGCGGCACCCACAGCACCAGTTGAAACACCTGCTGAACCAGCAAGTGGTGGGCAGAGAGCTGAGGACATTTTATCAATGATCCGCAACCGTCAGAAAAGTTCGTAAGAACTGACACGTAGATGTTATCACGGTTAGATGATGTAATCTATCCTAATCGCTGTGAGGTAATAGAAATAGAACCCTCACAGCGTTACATCTACCCTATTTTTAAAAATGCTAGGCATTTACCAAATAATATGTTACAATTAGTAATAAAAAAGTTTTTAAAGAATTCTATAATTCATTAGAGAGGCAATAAACATGGCAAAACCATTTGATTTATCAAAATTTAGAAAGAGCATAACCAAAAGCATTGATGGGTTAGGTATCGGATTCAATGACCCAACTGATTGGATATCAACAGGTAATTACACACTTAATTACTTGATCAGTGGTGACTTTAACAAAGGTATACCACTAGGCAAAGTAACAGTGTTTGCTGGTGAATCAGGAGCAGGTAAGAGTTACATCTGTTCAGGAAACATAATCAAACACGCACAACAACAAGGTATCTATCCAATCTTGATTGACACAGAAAACGCCTTAGATGAACAGTGGTTACAGGCACTTGGTGTTGATACGTCTGAAGATAAGTTACTTAAACTTAATATGGCAATGATTGATGATGTTGCTAAAACGATATCAGAGTTCATGAAAGACTACAAAACACTAGAAGCAGAAGAAGCACCTAAAGTATTATTTGTTATTGATAGTTTAGGTATGATGCTAACACCCACAGATGTTAATCAGTTTGAAGCGGGCGACATGAAAGGTGACATGGGTCGTAAGCCCAAAGCACTAACATCATTGGTACGTAATACTGTCAACATGTTTGGTAGTCATAACGTAGGTATGGTATGTACAAACCACACATATGCATCACAGGACATGTTTGATCCAGATGATAAGATATCCGGTGGACAAGGATTTATCTACGCTTCAAGTATTGTTGTTGCTATGAAGAAACTTAAACTGAAAGAAGATGAAGCTGGCAATAAGATATCAGAAGTTAAAGGTATCCGTGCTTCGTGTAAAATTATGAAAACACGTTATGCTAAACCGTTTGAATCAGTACAGGTTAAGATTCCATATGAAACTGGCATGAGTCCATATTCAGGGCTTACTAATATGTTAGAAGGTAAAAAGTTGTTAAGTAAAGAAGGCAACAGTCTTGTTTACAAAGTAGCAGATGGCACAATTATTAAAAAATTCCGTAAAGCGTGGGAAGCCAACGACGAAGGATGTTTAGATGTTGCTATGAAAGAAATAAGTAGTAGCGTAAAAAGACTAAGTACTGATGAAGAAGTTGAAGATAGTAATGATCCAACAGACCAAGAAGATAACATTAAGGCTAGAAGTCTTGTTGAATAGTATTCTTTACAAACAACTAAAGGAAACAACAGAATGAGTATAGATGTCGAAGTTTTAATTGACATATGGAATACCACTAAAGAATATATCAACGTTAAGGATAGACAGGCGGCCGCAGACCACGTGGTTGCTGTTATTGCCGACGGAGAACTTTCTGAAATGGATCTTAAACAATTTGGGGGTATTGATCAATACTGCGGTAGAGCAGTGTATGAGTATCTCGGAGAGGAAGAAGATCCAGATGAAGACTTTAACGGAAGTGATGATTACTAATGTGGTATAGCAAAGTAGTTGCTAGCTTAGGGGCTATACCTGACATGATAGCTCATTATGAAGCCGAACTAGCAGACTGCAAAAAAGAAATCGGCATACATGGAAACATAGAAAAAGCTCTTGCTAAACTACCAGGTGTCACCGAACATCGATTTAATCAGCTACAAGAGATCGAAGCTGTATTAAATTTTCTTAATATACAATTAAGGAAACTGAGGCGTAAGTACTTTCAAAAATATCTTGAAGCCTACAACAGAGCATTAACGTCGAGAGACGCAGAAAAATATGTAGACGGAGAAGACGAAGTTATTGATTTTGAAACTATTATCAATGAAGTAGCACTACTGCGTAACAAGTGGCTGGGTGTTATGAAGGGCATCGAAAGTAAAAACTTTATGCTTGGACACGTGACAAGATTGCGTACAGCAGGTATGGAGGATTCATCAATTGGCTAGTCATCACAACAGTTGGGCTACTCTTAAATTAATATATGGATACGACACTTTTTTAGAAAGTCTAACAACTATATGTGATATGGGCTGTGGAGACGGTGCAGACATAGCATGGTGGGCTACTTTAGAAACTAAGGACGATGTTCCGCGACCTTATAACTACAAGTGTTATGCTGTAGATCAAGACATTAAAAGGTTAGATGCTGTTCCTAATCACGAAAACATACGAAAAATACATAAAGACTTCAATGATCCAAGAATAATTCCAGTAGACATTGATCTATTATGGGCTCACGATAGTCTTCAATACAGTACAAATCCTCTGAACACATTACGTCTTTGGAACGAGCAAATGTCAGTCAATGGTATGTTAGTATTGCATGTGCCTCAGAGCAACGGAGTATATAACGGAAAATATTATGCTAACACTCGGTCAGGATGTTATTATAACCACACACCAACAAGTTTAATTTATATGTTAGCTGTAAACGGTTTTGATTGTTGTGATTTTTATCTGCATAAAGCTTGGCAAGATCCTTGGATAAAAATTGCTGTATACAAGTCAGATACTAAACCAATGGACCCTACTACTACTACATGGTATGAACTAGCTGAAAAAGGCTTATTACATCCTAGCATAGTTGACAGCATTACAAGACATGGATTCCCACACCAAGAAGAAATGGTTATAAATTGGCTAGACAGAGAAAACTATTACGTTGACTGGGTAATGCCAAGCACAGAACTTCCTGAAAGTGATGAACCTCCTGTTATGATAGGAAGAAAAAATACATCTGTTAAATCAAAATCAAAACCTAAGGTTAAACAACCACCTAAACACAAGAAATCTCAACAGTTACTTGATCCAGTTGGAGTCATGAGAGCACCTAAAGGACAAACATTTACCAAAAAAGCTAAATGAAGATAATACTTTGTACAGGCGGGTTTGATCCCGTACATTCAGGACACATAGCATACCTCAAAGCCGCGGCTGACCTAGGTGATATGCTGATTGTAGGGCTGAACAGTGATGAATGGCTAGAACGTAAGAAAGGTGCGGCATTTATGCCTTGGAACGAGAGACTTAGTGTAGTCAATAACTTACAAATGGTGGATGAAACATTTACATTTCAAGATGATGACGACAGTGCTCGTTTGTTTATACAACAAGTAAGAGCTCATTATCCTAATGCACATTTAATCTTTGCCAATGGTGGCGATCGTACAGCAGAAAATATACCTGAGATGGACATCGAAGACAACAACATTAGCTTTAAGTTTGGTGTAGGCGGCACAGAAAAGATTAATTCAAGTAGTCGCTTGGTAGCTAGTTGGGAAAGCCGGGACTAACGATAAATATAGTATCATGAGATTACAACATATATTACAAGAAGCTAAAGGCGTTTTTGGTCGAAAAGAAGGCGACAAGTTCGTTAATTCCAATGGTCAAGAAGCAGAATTTATGCGAGTTGATTCGTATCCATCTCCGGACATAGCACAATTTGATACTGTAGAGCAAAGAGACATAACAATAAATCAGTATGAAGAAGATATGCATACTAAGATTGTTTGGACGAACCAACCTAACTCAGCTAGTTTAGCATTTGCAGTAGCAGTTCTGAATAATATGGACGGCGGTGTTATATTATGGGGTAGATACTTACAAAAAACCAAACATGACATGATGAGTGTATGGGCCAATAAAGAAATACCCGCGGGTTGGAGTTTAGCAACTAAAGGTGCTCTTAAAATGCAGGTAGGGTACGATCCACAAAATCTAATTAAAACAGAAAACGTTTTTATGACTACTGCTCAAGTGATTGATACTGTAGGAAAGAATGCACCATCTGAAGTTGCTCCGGTGTTAACAGACATATTATATGGATTAGCAACAGGACAACCAAGGACAGTGTTTAAAGGTATGGCAGATCATATGGAAGCCTTACGTGATTACTTTGGTGAAATTATGCAACCTGTTGCATTAGATGGTGGCGTTATTAAAGGACAAGCAGAAGAAGCAAGAGAAGCTTTGGCTGGCGGTGCCAATTGGAATGAATGTAAAATGATGTGGCCAATGTCAATGAATGCCGCACTGTGTGATAGTTTCTTAATTGCACCAAATGGACAAGAGATTGGTATTAGTTCAAAAGGTGGTGCAGGTGCTAAAGCATCAGCAAAGAATATCTATGATGCATTCAAGAAAGCAGAAGCAAATAACAATGAAGAACTACTTGAAACAGCAAAGTATTGTATATCAGTAGTTAAAGTTATAGCAGAGAACAGTGCCAAAGACGGGCCTATACTATTAGGACAAGGATTAGAGATACCAGGCATTGACAAAGAATTAGGTGACGAAGTAGAAAAATATATACAGACAGGAAAACGAGATTTTGAAGATATTTCAGACAGTGCTAGAGCATTGTTAGGAAATTTTAAAGTCAACAACGAAGTAAAAGGTTTTAATACAGGTTATGCTATCATGGCCGCAGTTGCTAAAACAGTTGCTAAAGAAATTAATAAGAATCCAGAATTTACTAAAGGTGCTATTGCACTATTAAATCAATCATCAATTATACAAATATATACTTCAATGGTCAAGCAAGGAGACGATGCTGTCCTTAAAGACTTCCGTGCAGTTTACCCACCAAATTTTGAAGGACAAATCAAAGTTGACGGCGGTAAAAGTTATTATTCATCACGCATAGGCGGAAAATTAGCATTTAGTTTTGGTTAGATTGACCAAACACAGTTAATATGTTACACTGTAGCTAATGACTCAAACTAAAAAAGACATAGTAATAATGAGCTGTCCCATAATGGAGCCGATACCTCCAATGGCTCCAGTTCTGTTGAGTGCTTGTCTTAAAGAAGCTGGGTTTAGTTCAATAGGAAAAGATCTTAACATTGATTTCTTCAATCATTTCAAAGACTCGGGACACTGGGGAGATATACATAACCTATTTGCTATAGGACACGTTACTAAAATATCATTACCACGACGTGTTATCATTGACATACTTAAATTTATAAAACAATACTTGTTAGAAGTTAAAAAACAGTATGATCCTGGGTATATAGGATTAAGTATCTTTACCTCAGAGTCAGTAGACTTTAGTATATTGGTAATGAGCTACATTAAAAAATATTTGCCCGAAGTTAAAATAGTACTAGGTGGTAGAGGGCTAGAAAACCATCACGGTCTTACTGACATGAAGCACTATGAAATGTATGACAAGTTTGGTATGGCTGATCTCATAGTTGTTGGTGATGCTGAAACATCGTTAATTGATGCATTAACAGATGACGCCACAGGTATCTATATGAGTAAACAACAAACTAAAGAAGATTTAGATCGCATTCCTTCACCTTATTGGGATGACTATGACTTAGCCACATACAACACGGCAATCAGTTCAGTAAGTGATAACCTTAGATATATGGGTATAACTGCCAGCAAAGGTTGTGTGCGTAAATGTACATTCTGTGATGTAGCGAACTTTTGGCCCAAATATATTTTTAGAGAAGGAACCAATGTTGCTAGAGATATCATACATAGTTACAAGAGTACAGGAATAAAGAATTTTTTCTTTACTGATAATCTTATGAACGGATCAGTAACTAACTTTAGAAGAATGAACGAAATGTTAGCAAGGGAAATACCTCGTGAAATAGAGTACCAAGGCTACGCTATATTCCGACAACAAAAACATCACCCTAAAGAAGATTTCGAACTAGCCGCCAGAGCTGGTAGTAAGCGATGGATAATTGGTGTAGAAAGTGGTAGTGAAAAGATTAGAAATGAAATGCGTAAAAAGTTTAGTAACGAAGATATAATGTATACAGCAAACGAACTATTCCGTAACGATATAGTACAAAGTTGGTTGTTTATAGTAGGATACCCAAGTGAAACTGAAGAAGACTTCAAACAAACTTTGAATCTACTGCGTGAGTCAAAGCATCTAGGAAAAGATGGTATGTTAAGGATAAACGTTACACCACCTTATATGCACATACCAACAAACAATATTAACGCAGATCCAGATTTGCGTACTTACTATGGATTAACAGATTTAGATTATAATGATCCATTGACTGTACATTTTTGGAAGAGTGAACTATATCCAGACAACGACTTCCTTGCCAGAGTAGATAGATGGAGAAGACTAATACAAACAAGTTTAGATCTAGGTTTAACGTGGCACGATGAAAGATTAATATCTAAATGGAAAAATGAAATAGATGGATTGGAAAGAGTATATCTAGAAAAATATAAAGGTAAAGATTACATAACACCATATGAAACAAAAGTTATTAATATACATCAAGTTTATCCACAAGACGGATAATTTTAAGTGGCGAGTCGTACCTGACACAGCAACTCTGGCTGAACACAATGATTACGTTACAGTTGAAGCTGATATAGACGCTAATGAATTCACGTTTAGTGTCTCAATTGATCAATGTGAACAAGGACAAGCATTAATAATTGAAAAGATTGCTGTTAATGATCTCGAACTCACAACTGCCATGGACAGAATCGGAACATACATAACTAGTAGTAACAAGAGAAAAACTACCTACGGTTATATGGATGAACCTGGCACTTATCAATTTAAAATAAAGAACAATGCTATGTATACACATTTTATGAGTTATTTACTAGGGGAAGTTGTCAAGTGATAGTATTTTTAGGAGATACTAGCGGAGAGTTTGCTCATAGAGTAAAGGACAAATATCCTAATGCTAGACTTGTTACCAACGACACAATGCCCCTTACTCCCAATGGTGTGATGTACACATCGCAGGATGATATTACACTAGAGAACTTTATCCTTTTATGTCAACAAGCTGAACGTGTATACTGTGATGTAACTGCTAGTGAAACGATTAAAGGTTTTTATCAATTATTCTTTGAAACTAACCAAGACACAATCTGTGATAGTTTACAGTTAGAAGATCAAAGGAAAACAGATGAAGCACAGATATGGACTTTAGGTTGTAGTTATACTTCAGCTATTGGAGTAGATAAAGATCAAAGATGGCCTAATCGCCTGGCACAAAAATTAAATCGTAATGTTTCAGTATTGGCCGCACCTAGAGCTAGTATACCTTGGGCAGGTGATCAGTTACTGAGAAGTGACGTTAGAAAAGGCGATCAAGTTTTTTGGATGCTGACTACAGCACATAGAATAGATTATTTCAGTGAAGACAATCAAGCTGTTAAGATTTGGCCCGAATTAGATCCAAAAGAATTAGGTAAAGATGAATATTCTATAATGTCAAAAGTACTTACACATCGATGGAATGTTTATCTGGCAGTAAAGACAATCAAGCAAGCAATTAATTACTGCAACAAGGTGGGAGCAACTATACACATTGCCCAAGCAATGCGTAATGATTTTGAAACTGATAGGACATTAATTAACACGTTAAAACAACATCCGGGTTTCATTGTTGACTTTTCCATGGAATTGCAATATAATAAATTTATGAAGGACTTGGGTACTGACGGACAACACCCAGGGCCTCTAACACATAATAAGGTAGCTGAGGTATTCTACAAACATGTTTTTTGATATTAAAAAAAGTTCAGACTCAACATTTAGTAACTCACACAATATAGTAAGAGACATATGGCTTAACTGTGATGATGGTTGGAAGATAACTGACCTTGGTGTTGCTAGAATATATAGTAAAGGTTATGTAGAGCACTGTGCTATGGATCAGCAGTTCTTTATAGAGTTGATTAACAGCCCAGAGCCTAAGTTTCGTGGAAACTTTTTAGCTATAATAGTCAATGCCGATGGTGAGATAACTATAACACATGATGTACATAGAGGAACACCAATAGCTGTATCACGTAACCCATGGTTAATAACTAATCTGCTACGTGATTCAACGGAACTTGTGTGGGCCGATAGATATGTCAAAGTTAACCCTGTGGGGTTAATTATTGATGATCTTTATTTTAATCCTTATGGTGATTTTGATTTTGAACCACAGTCAAGGCAACGAGTAGTACAATGGTTACATAGATATATCGATGGGAAATTCCAACAGTTTTTATCACACAATCATGAACCAATTAAAGTATTCTTATCGGGAGGGATCGATACTCTATGTTTATTTTCTTTTCTTAAACGGCATACTGATAATTTTGAAATAGTAAACTATGAACACGTTGATTTTACTAAGACATACTGTAATAAAAAACATCTTATAGATCAATATTGGTCTTACAAGCAAATACATCTATGGAGCAAACCTACAGTGCTGTTAACTGGAGCCAATGGTGACGAAAATCTATTACGCAGTCCCGGAACAATAAATCTTCTATTAATGCACTACGGATTAGATATATTTGATCTAATAGGTCCAGAAAATTATCATTACAAGTACCTAACAGCAGATAAGTTAAAACCGTTATATGAAAAACAACGTATGGATCCAGATATGTGGGAATTGACACAGGATTACCAAAAGTTGTGTGAGCAAATATTAAATATCAATCTACATGATCATCAACATTGGCATTTTGATAATACTTTGACTTTAACTCCTTTCAAAGATCTTGAATTATTAAAGAGAATGTTAAAACTGCCACAAGAGGATCATCTTGATCAGATAATGAATGCAGGTATCAGCAAAGAATTAATGTCAATGAATGATGAAAGTTTACTTGAAGGATTGAGTAATCGTAAGAATCAAAACACTCAGGAAAACTTATACAAAATCTATGAAAAATATAAAAATAACACCCGAACTAGTTAAACAGTATTGTCAAGCCATTGGTGACAGCAATCCAATACACACAGAAGACACCGACTTAGGCAAAGCCATTGCTCCTGGTATACTTGTTACAGCAATGATATCACGTGACCCGGAACCTTATTGGGCATTGGCAAAACTAAATGTTAAATATGTTGATGCTGTATACGTAGGTGATACTATCACACTAGACGATAAAATCATAAAAGCAAAAGCTAGAATTTGTCAAGCCGAAACTGTTATTAGTGTAGACGGTATTGTTAAACAAACAATAGAAATGACATTAGTTAAAGTAGCTTAACTGTTAATAAATTCGTTAAGTGCTGGATTAAAAGGAATTTCTCTTGATCTATTAGTAAATTGATTGACGTAATATTTTAATGTTTCGCTAGACCCTGCTTCAGGACTGCTACCATACAATTCCCAAGTTTTTAACAACCCTGCTTGTTCGTATTCTTTCTGACTACCTAGTATAGCTAAGTCACCGTCCCATCGAGCAGGACTCATGTACCAAGGATCTTGTAACGGCACAGGAGTTACTGTTACGTTATGTTCTTTACCATAAAGCATCAACTCTGGTAGATGACGAGCAGTTAATACACTTAGTGTACATTGTATTTCTATATAGTCTGCTATGTCTTTAAATCTAATAAAGTTATTTTCAACTTGATTCCATTTTGATCCGTAGCGTATCCATTCACCTGCTTCTCCAACTGCATCTAGACTAGCTAGTATAGTAATATGAGCCCACTTATTATTTTCAAGTATCTCTTGGAATCCTGGCTTTGGACTATGGCAGTTAGAAAACATTTCAATCCTAGTTCTATGTGAAAGCCCACGCTTAACTAATAGTTCTAGGAACTCTACAAACTCTTTAGATATAGTAGGTTCTCCGCCCCAAATGTTTATTAGTACTTCTTGGTGTTCATCATAACTGGCTAAGATAGCTTCTTTAAGACTGGGCCACGCTTTACTAAATCCAATACTAGGATCCACATAATTTTCTGGTAGAATTTTTAGTTTACGTTTTTCTTCTTGTATCACACTGCTAAGGTTTTCTTCGCAACTCCAACACCCTAGATTACACAAATTACCAAATGCAATCTGATATCTATTAGGTAGCTTACTGCCCATATTAAACTGTTTATTGTCTTTATTAACTGTTAAACGCATTGATTCTCCAGTAGCACTTTCATGTTGGCTACAGCGTTGACAGTTTTTTGGCAAAGAGTCTTTACTGACATTTTCTCTTAGTTTAGTCATAGTGTCGCCTTGCCACCAGTCTGTAAAGTTCTTTTCAAACTTTATCACATGTGGTGTTGAACTACAGCAGTCTCTATATTGCCCATCGGGTCTTATAAAAGCCATACTGTGTGGTACTAGACATTGAGATTTTTTTAACATTGCCAAATATTTATAATTTTTTTACTCACCTGTTGTAAAAAGTTAAATACTAATGTATAATAAATAGTCAAACAAGGAAAAATATGTCCGTAGATTTTCAAAGATTAGAAGGCTGTCATGTAGTACATAAACCGTGGGGAACAGAAACCTGGTTGCAAGGCGGTGATGACGTTTACCCATTTGCACTCAAAGAATTATTGCTTAAATCAGGATTTGTTACGAGCCTGCAGGTACATCAATTTAAATCAGAAAGCATACATCTACATATTGGCAACGGTGCATTAGCATATCATCCTGATCCGTTTGATTGTAAGCGTTTTTTAGATGGCGGTTACACTAAAGAAGAGATTGATAAAATTAAAAGTGAATTAATAATCGAAGAACTAAAACCTGGAGCAGTATTTCATACTCCCCCTGGAACTATACACAGAATGATCGCCCATGACGATTTGCACTATACAGAAGCAAGTACCACTCAATTAGATGACGTAATACGTTTAGAAGATTCAAGCAATAGAGGACATGGGAGGATCGATGCCGAACACAAATAAACTTACTGTACTAATCTTAGCCGCAGGCTATGGTCGCAGGATGGGACCATTTAGCCGAATGGTTCCAAAAGCACTTGTTCCCTACGACAATAAACCTTTGATCAGCCATATTATGGAGAAGTTTGATCAATATACAAGATTTGTTATAGCTGTTGGGCACATGGGGCAACATGTCAAAGACTATGTTTCAGTGGTACATCAAGATAAAGATATACAATTTGTTGATATTGACAACTATGCAGAAGGAGATACTGGACCTGCAACAACAATACAGGCCTGTGAAAAATATATCAGAGGCGGGTTCATGTGGTTAGCATGTGATACTTTATTTGATTTTGATTATCAAGACAAGCTCGATCATAATTGGATTGGTGTACATCCAGTAGATAGTACAGTCAGTCAAGATTACCATTGGGTTAAACGTGATGGGGATAAGCTAATTGATGTTATAGAGAAAAAACCTTGCCCACATGCTGTAGATGCTTTTGTTGGATTAATGTACGCTAAAGATGATGAGTACTTGAACAATCTTAAAAAACGTTCGGCAAAACAAACACCCGAAGGCTTCGAAGGTATGGATCTTAAAGTACATTCTATTAGAGAGTGGAAAGACTTTGGTACTTATGAAAAATGGGAAGAACTGTCGTCACACTTAACTGATGTTAGTTTTCCTAAACCTAACGAATTATTTTATTGTGACAACAACAAAATCATTAAATTCTGGACAGAAACTAAACATGCAGAATTGCGTGTGAAACGGGCTCTTTGCAATCCAGAAGCAATGCCCGACAATGTTGAACAAGCAGGAAATTTCTTAATACATGATTTCGCTCAAGGCGATATAGTATATAATCAATACACATTGCCTGTGTTTGATAAGATGTTATCTTGGTGTGAGAATGAGTTATGGAAAGATGCACCAGCAGATATCACTGAACAAGACAAATATGATATATGTCATAAGTTTTATCACGATAAAACAATGGAACGTGTTGATATGTTCCGTACAAAGTATAGTGATTGGAGTGAACCTTGTGTAGTCAACGGAAGAGAAGTAGATACCATCGACGCATATCTAAAAAAGATTGATTGGAAGTGGTTATGTACCGAAACTAGTTGGAAGTTTGTTCACGGTGATTTGCATTTCGATAACACTATATACGAATACCAACCTTTTAGAGGAAGGCCGAGTGCATCAGCTATTGTAAATCAGAAAATATGGGATGAACTTAGAGATAAAGCTACTTACAAGTTTACAGCCATTGACTGGAGAACAGACTTTGGCGGAACACTATATGGAGATCAATATTATGACCTAGCAAAAATGTTAGGCGGATTATTTCAAAGTTACAAAGACATCAAGAGCGAGTTGTATAGCTACAAAGAAGAAAATGACTATGCAACAATAGAAGTTCCACATATTACTAATGTTGCTCATTATGAAGAAAAACTAAGACTCTGGGTTGAAGCCAACGGACTTGATTGGCGTAAAGTCCAACTGTTGGTACCAATTATCTATTTGAACATGAGCCCATTGCACGAAGCACCGTTTGATAAATTCTTAGTAGCACTTTCACAATACCATTTCTCAAAGGTGCTGGATTAATGTATAAAAGATTTATATTAGATGTAGATGGAGTGTTAAACGATGGTATGCTATATTGGGGAGTAGACGGAAAACCATTTAAAGCATTTGGCAACTATGATCACGATGGATTAAAGCTATTAAGAAAACATATTGATATAGAGTTCGTATCAGCTGATAAGCAAGGATGGCCAATAACTGAATCTAGAGTTATTACACACATGAAGTTTCCTTGTAGTTGTGTTAAAGAAGCAGATAGATTAGATTTTGTATTAGCAAAAGGTGACCCTACTGAAACCGTGTTTATGGGTGATGGGCCTTATGATGCTAAAATATTTCCACACGTAGGATTAAGCATTGCACCAGCACAGGCCTGGAGAACAGCAGTAGCCAATGCAACTTACGTAACAGAAAGAGATGGAGGAAAAGGGGCAGTAATGGATGCTTGTGTATATATAATGGATAAGATGGGGATTGAACATGGATTTTAAACTAGGATTTGGCCCAATGAGTCGGGAAGTTATTAGTTCATTAGCAACATATTCTACAGATAAGAACGAACCACTAATGGTAATAGCCAGTCGTAATCAAATTGATGCCGAGTCAGGTTATGTAATGACTACTCCTGAACTTCGTGAATTACTTAGCACGCTACCAACAGATAAATTGTGGATATGTCGTGATCATTGTGGTCCATACTTTCTTGATGTTGAGAAAGGTTTGCCTTTGCGTGATGCTGTTGAAGCTAGTAAGAAAACTATTGCTTATGACATAGAACAAGGGTTTGATCTAATACATATTGATACTTCACGTGTAGACGATACGTATGGTATTGCAGAAGAATTATTTGATTTTTCTTATAAGAAGAATCCTAATGTGCGTTTTGAATTTGGCACTGAAGAAAATGTTGGAGTGGCCGCTGGTATTATACAATATAAAAAAGATGTTGCATTTGCTAGGAACATGCCAAACATATACACAGTAGTAGCACAAACAGGAAGTTTATGTCATGAAGATCACCAAGCTGGAGAATTTAATTTTCAAGCCGCATGTGAACTAGTGCAAGTTGCTATCGAAAATGGTGTTAAACTAAAAGAACATAATGCAGATTACCTAACAGCCGCAGAAGTTAGAATGAGAAAAGAAGCTGGCGTGCATACTTTAAACATAGCACCACAGTTAGGAGTAGCACAGACCAAGTTGCTAAGAGTATTAAGTAGCCGTCATGCACCAGAGGAATGGCAACAATTTCATGATTTAGTATTAGCAAGTAATAGGTGGTCTAAGTGGACTAGATTAGATGACAGTACGCAAAAAGTTAGCGTAGGTGGCCATTACTGTTTTAACAGTCCAGAGTATCATGCTGTAGTTAATAAGTTACAGAGTCAAGGCATTGATTGGCAACACGAAGTTAATCAAGTAATGTACGATATCTATGATACTTACACAAAGAATTTGAAATGATAGTATTCTTCAATGTAAAAATAACCGACATTAAAATGTCTTATCCGTATGCTGGTACAACCTATGTACGAGCTCCTTGGTTTCCTGTAAGCAATAGATTTGATATTTTTAAATATTGTCTAGCCAGTCGTGCAGTAATGGCACCAGAGGTTGACAAGTTTGTATTTTATATTGATCTAGCTGAATTCAATGATCGTCAACAAGAACTAGAAGAGTATATGTATTCTATATTTCCTAAAGACAAGCTAGATATTAACTGGCATAGGATTGATAGTACACAAAAATGGAGAGATCTTTGTGATGAAAGGTTTAATGATCCAAACCAATTGTTATGGTATGAAGGGAATGACGATCATATTTTTATCGACAGTGATTTAGAAACAGTACGTAGTGCTAAAGAAACATTACTCAATGATACTGATCCTTTAGCAGTTATGTATTACAGCCATTGGCCTGAGCAAATGCGTATGAGTCTAAAACTTAACGGTGAGTTAACTGAAGATGGAAACTTTATCAAGTTCCAATGGGACACAGTTGACAGTTTACTGTTAATGAAAGCAGGCAGATTTAGAAAGTACTGGTTTGAAACAGACTGCGGAGATGATAACACATACCGTAGTGATACACTAGGTTGGCAATATGGATATAAGATACCAGGTACAGTATATACTCCTACTAGAGAAATAATTAGACACTATGATGGTTACAGCCACGTTGGAGAACAGTTAGGAACCATAGCACCTCCATTGTTTGTACCACCAGGATTTTTTGAAAAAGATATGAAAGTAAGGATTGGTTATCCAGAGCGTGAAGATAAAGCAACTAATTTCTATTCAGCCGCTGAAAGATTGTACAGTATCGACCCAAGTGGTCCTGAGCATCGTTGGTGTATAGAAGATATGCCAATGTTTTGGAACGATCATATATCAGACTTAGATGTTAATCTTGATCAAAACATACATCAATTAAAACAAGCACGTAATCAAGCAATGCTAGCAATGACTAGGATTCCGATGAAGTGCCATGGGCATGACTTTAACTATGAGTGTCACCCAAAAGAATTTTTTAATAATAACTTTATATAGGAACTACAATGGCTACAGGATCAAGTTTTAAACTGCACAAAGAATACAAAAGAATGATAGCTTCATCGCCCCCACAACTGAGATCAGCAATGAAGAAAGCATTTATTCAAGGTGCTCAAGCAAACGAAAACAGAAAGAACGGCAGATTCGTTGACCCAGCAAGTGCACCGAGAGGCGGCAATAGAAACAATAACAGTAATAATAACAATACATCAAAGGAATCATAGTTAATGGATTACAAGATTAAAGACATACAATTAGCGGGGTGGGGGCATAAAGAAATAGCTATTGCAGAGACTGAAATGCCTGGTTTGATAGCCATTAGAGACGAATTTAAAGACAAACAACCACTCAAAGGTGCTAGAATAACAGGTAGCTTACACATGACAGTCCAGACTGCTGTATTAGTTGAAACTTTAGTTGCCTTAGGTGCTAGTGTGCGTTGGAGCTCTTGTAATATATACTCAACACAAGATCAGGCCGCGGCCGCATTGGCTGAAAAAGGTATTCCTGTGTTTGCTTGGAAAGGTGAAACAGAAGAAGAATACTGGTGGTGTATAGAACAAACACTAGAAGGTCCAGATGGATGGCGACCAAACATACTGTTAGATGATGGGCATGACCTAACTGGATATATCATTGACAAACGTCCTGACTTACTGGAAGATATTGTCGGAGTGACAGAAGAAACAACTACAGGTATACACAAAATACTAGAAAGAATTAAACAAGGTACTATGACGATGCCAGCTATCAATGTAAATGACTCTGTAACCAAGTCAAAATTTGATAACTTGTATGGCTGTCGTGAATCATTGGTTGATGGTATTAAACGTGCCACTGATGTTATGATAGCAGGTAAAACTGCTGTGGTATGTGGGTACGGTGATGTTGGTAAAGGATCAGCACAGGCATTGGCCGCGTTATCAGCCCAGGTATGGGTAACAGAAGTAGATCCGATATGTGCCTTACAAGCCGCGATGGAAGGATTCCGTGTAGTTACTATGGATTATGCCAAAGACAAAGCAGATATATTTGTAACAGCTACAGGTAATATTGATGTTATCACTAAAGAACATATGCTAGCTATGAAAGATAACAGTATCGTTTGTAATATTGGACACTTTGACAGTGAAATAGACATTGCAGGTATACAAGATTTAGTGTGGGATGAAATTAAACCACAAGTAGATCACGTTACTCTACCTAACGGCAACAAGATTATTATCTTAGCAAAAGGTAGATTGATTAACCTAGGTTGTGCAACAGGGCATCCAAGTTATGTTATGTCAAACTCATTTACTAACCAAGTACTAGCACAGATAGAACTGTTTAATAATCCTGATAACTACGAAACAGGTAAACTCTATCTACTACCTAAACACCTGGATGAGAAAGTAGCTGAGTTACATCTAGCTAAAGTCGGTGCTGAACTAACAGCATTAACACCTGAACAGGCTGAGTATATCGCAGTGCCACAACAAGGTCCGTTTAAGGTAGATACATACAGATATTAAAGATAGCCATATAAATATAGTTATGAGCTTGAAAAAATCGATCGACTACGGAACACCACTAAAATCTAACAACGATCTAGTCACACTTGAAATTGATGGCGTTGAACTTACTGTGCCTAAAGGTACAAGTATTATGGCCGCGGCCAAAATGAACGACACCAGTATTCCAAAACTATGTGCTACAGACAGCTTAGAACCATTTGGTTCATGTAGACTGTGCCTAGTAGAAATTGAAGGTAAAAGAGGATATCCAGCTAGTTGTACCACGCCAGCTGAACAAGGTCTCAAAGTTAAAACACAAACACCCAAGTTAGCTGAACTAAGACGTGGTGTAATGGAACTATACATATCCGATCATCCTCTTGATTGCTTAACCTGTGCTACCAACGGTGACTGTGAACTACAAGATATGGCAGGAGCAGTAGGACTAAGAGATGTTCGTTACGGCTACGCAGGAGAAAATCATTTAGACCAAGAGAAAGATAAAACAAATCCATACTTTACATTTGACCCAAGTAAGTGTATTGTGTGTTCACGATGTGTAAGAGCATGTGAAGAAGTACAAGGCACATTTGCCTTGACTATAGAAGGTAGAGGATTTGATTCAAAGGTATCAGCAGGTAATAAAGACTTTATGGATTCAGAATGTGTTAGCTGTGGTGCTTGTGTACAAGCTTGTCCAACGGCAACACTGATAGAAAAAACAGTAGAAGAACACGGAGTTCCGGATCGTAGTGAAACAACAACCTGTGCCTATTGTGGTGTTGGATGTAGTTTCAACGCTGAAATGAAAGGTGAAGAAGTTATACGTATGGTGCCAAACAAAGATGGTGGTGCTAATCACGGACACAGTTGTGTCAAAGGCAGATTTGCCTGGGGATATGCCACACACAAAGATAGAATAACAACTCCGATGATACGTAAGTCTATAAACGACCCATGGAAAGAAGTTACCATGGAAGAAGCTATCAACTATGCCGCTGGAGAAATAAAAAGAATACAAAAAACATACGGACGAACTTCAGTAGGTGGCATAACATCAAGTAGATGTACCAATGAAGAAACATATGTAGTACAAAAATTAGTACGTGCCGCATTTGGAAACAATAATGTAGATACCTGTGCTAGAGTTTGTCATTCACCAACAGGTTATGGATTAAAAAGTACCTTAGGTGAAAGCTCTGGAACACAAGACTTTGACAGT